TGACCCAAATAGTGGTTACGTATAAACAAGAACACATGGCATTTAAAATGAAAGCTTACGGAAGCGGAAACAGTCCGATGAAAAAGAACTTTCCAGATCTTAACAAAGACGGTGAAGTTACACGAGCTGACGTGCTAATGGGTAGAGGAGTTGAATTAAACTCCCCTGCTAAGAAACGTGGCTGTAAATCCGCATATAAAAAGAAAGGATGTGCTACTTGCGCATACGGCAAGAAGAAATGTACCTGCATGTAATCAAACTGCAAACATACGTTTAACCTAAAACCAAAAACATGACGTACCTTTATTACCGGTCTTCTACAAGTAGAGGACAACAAGTAAACCCTAAGACTAAAGATCAATGGGAGCATTTAGCCAACAAAGAGAACTGGAGAATAGTTCAGTTACCTAACGGTTATTATCAAACAGAAGTTTCAAACCCAGAAAACCATGAAGCATGGCAAGATGTTACTCGTAGAGAAACACTAGAAGGAGCAGAAACTGCCATTAATGGTAGCACTGACTACTTCAAGAAAAAGCTAGAGCTTCTTCAAGGACCAAAAGTGGTTAAAACTTTTAAGAAAGACTAATAATGGTGTGACTAGTTCTCTAGTCCACCTTTTTTTATTTAATTAAATCAAATACAATGGAGTATAACAACCCATCGCAGCTCATCAAGGACTTAAGTTTTGGTGAAGATGCAAAATCTAAAATAAGTGCTGGTGTAGAGAAGCTAGCAAAAGCAGTAAAATCAACATTAGGAGCCTCTGGTAAGTGCGTTATCTATGAAGATGCTCGCGGAAACCCTGTAATCACCAAAGATGGTGTTACTGTGGCTGAAAGTGTGGTACTTTTCGATCCAATAGAGAACATCGGAGCTACTATGATTAAAGAAGCTGCTAAAAATACTGTTAAAGAAGCAGGTGATGGTACTACCACCGCCACTGTTTTAGCAGAATCACTACTAAACACTGTTAATTCCCCTGAGTTCAAGAGTAATGCCGTTCGCTTACTGCGAGATGGTGTTACCTCTGGGCTTAAAAAGGTGAATAATTACCTAGATGAAGTGAAGGTAGATGTTACAGACGGTAAACTATCAAGTGTAGCGTCAATATCATGCAATAATGACTCAGAACTAGGTGGTATTATAGCTGAAGCTTACGAAAAAGTAGGTAGAGACGGTATAGTGCTAATGGAAGAGTCTCCAACTGAAGATACTTACGTAGAAGTTGTTGATGGAGTGCAATTCGAGTGTGGTATGACCTCACCGCACTTCATAACTAACACAGACAANCAAAAAGCTGAGCTAGAAAACCCACTAGTACTAGTTTGCATGTCAGAAATACCTAATATACGCAAGATTCAGAGTATATTAGAGTATGTTATTAAAAATAACCGATCTTTACTTATAGTAGCACCTGTAAGCCAGCAAGTAAAATCGGCACTTTTGATGAATAAAGTAAAAGGTAACATAAAAGTAAACATCGTGGACTTACCAGGCTTTGGTCCTACTAAAAAAGACACATGTGAAGATCTAGCTATACTAACTGGTGCTACTGTTGTAAACGAGGAGTTAGGGGACGATTTAGATCTTATAGATGTAAATACATTAGGTGAGGCTGAATATGCCACTACAGATGATCGATACACTGTCCTTACTGTTGATTCAGACGTTGAAGCTGTAGAAGAAAGAATAACTCAAGTGTCTAAGCAAGTTAAAGATGAGAAAAATCAGTATATTGCTAAAAAGCTTCAAGAGCGGTTATCTATGCTTTCTGGTTCGGTTGGAGTTATTAAGGTCGGTGCAGATTCTAAAATTGAACTTAAAGAAAAGAAAGACCGCGTTGAAGATGCGATATATGCTGTTAAAGCTGCTCTTAAAGAAGGGATTGTTCCGGGCGGAGGTATTGCGCTTTTTAATGCGTCTCAAAAAATTGAACCCGCTAACGCGGGTGAAGAAGCTTTACTCAAAGCTATTCAATCACCATTCTTAACTATAATGTCTAACGCGGGTCTAGAACCTCAAACGCTCACAGGCGAGGGACTCGGCGTAGATGTTGTCTCAGGCGATATAGTCGATATGATTCAAGAAGGTATAATAGATCCGGTTTTGGTTACAAAATCGGCGCTGAAAAATGCGGTAAGTGTAGTGATGACTATAGTATCCGCTGATTGTGTAATCTCAAACGCTAGAGCAGATGAAAGCAATAAATAATTACTTAGTAGTAGATAAGATTAAGACTGAGCAAAAGAAAATTGCAGGTCTTATAATGACAGAGGATTTAGACGAAGATAACAGATATGTGAAAGCCGTAGTTAAATCTGCTGGTAATCTAGTTGAAGGTGTGTCTGATGGCAGTGTAGTGTACTATGATAAGCATGCTGGGCATGGTATACATTTTGAAGATAAACTTTACTTTGTCATCAGAATAAGTGATATTGTATTAGTAGATTAAACACAAACCAAAAACCCTAATCCTTAAACATAAAATCACAAACAAACTATTTATTAATCCATTAAAACAAAGAAAATGGGAAAAATTGTATCATTCGTTAAGGATGCTGACGAAGCTGTTGCTTACGAAGTTGGTTCCTTTATGGGGGCTGGAACTTCAGATGGAACCAAAGCCATGTTGAGGTTTAAAAAAGCAGATGGAACTGGAGCACAAGACACTGTGCAAGTTGATTTTGCTGATAACGATGGCTTAGGTTTTAAAAGAGCTTGTATGGCTGTAGCTAACGCTTTTGGAGGCGGTAAGCAAGGTAGTTACAGATGTGTAGCTAATTTATTAACAGGTGAATTCGTAGGTAACATTACCGGCGTTGACACACCTTAATATAATAAACTATGAAAAACGAAAATTATTTATACTTCGCAGATAGTGGTCAAAATGATCAGGCTGGAGACGGTTGCATGTGGCCAGCGTCTAATTTATACGGATTGTTGTCTAAAGATGAAAACGAGATAGAAGCATACTTTGCTCCTAGAGACAACACTTCAACTACAGGAGATATATCGGCTTTGACTATACCTGTAGATTCACATAAAGAAGTAATGGAAGAATTCTGCTCGCTAGCTAGTTCTAGTAGAGCCAATACTAATAACTTTGTAGTTGTTGCTGATATGAACACTAACTTACCTACCAATGAAGGTCCGATAAGTGCTAAAGGTATATCTTCAGTAACTGCAGTAGCAAATATAACAGCATAATTATGGATAATTTATTATACTTTAGAAAGTTTAGACCAGTTAGTCAGTCTTTCACAATAACTAGTACTAACGTTTCTAACTGGGCGAATATAGATCAAGGGTCCGCAACTAGTTTTATGGAAATCACTGGGGTTGGAGGTGATGATATTGTTTCGGAAAGTGAAATAAAATCTGTTACAGTAACGTCAGCTGGATCTAACAGTAATGTTGGTAGTAATATCAGTGGAGGTGCTACAGTGGCTGGTGAGATAGTAACTATACCTATGGCTGCAGTTGATATAGGCGCAGGTAGTAAATTGAGAATAGAGCCTGCGACTGGTAGTGGTAACTCTGAGAATTTAGATGCAGCAAACGGTTATACTTTAGCTGCTGGTGATATTGTTACAGTTACTCTTCAGATTGGTACTGAAACTTGCGTTGCTTACCCTGAAAGTAGGTTTATTGTAGCAAATCAAACTTCTGGTGACACTATAACTGCTTTACACTTTAAGTCATTAAAAGGTAATGCTACTGATGACATTATAACTTTAACGCATACTGCTGGTAAGTTTGAATCGGTTGTAAAGGCTATTAATGATGGTTTTAACGGTAACGTCAGAGAAGGTAAATTAATGACTATGATCGACGGAGGTGGAGGTATTCTTAAAACTTCTAAAGCTTTTGCTGATTGTGGAGTTACAGGAATGACTATTGCTCTTGAGTCTGGTTATTAATAAATGCGATTAACCCCTCACGATTTACGTGAATTACAAATCTTTAAGTATTACAGGCTCGCTAGAAAGTGGGCCTGTAAGACTTATGGTTTAACTGATGCGGATCTAGAGTTACTTATATATCTAGACTGTAAAAAAAGATTTACCCGCGCTGAATTTGAAGCGGGAGAATACACTCTTAGTTGGGATAAACACCGCTGGGAAAAATTAAGAAAAGAAGGCTGGATTGAGGTCTGGCGTAATCGAAATCGAACTACGATTAAGTACAGCGTCTTCAAAACCTCTTTTAAATGCAGCCAATTAATAAGTAGGATATATAGAATATTGCTAGGCGAAGAAGATATTCCAATCCACGAGAGAAATGTATTCTATAAAAACAAGTCATACACGGATAAGGTTTTCAATAAAGCTATAGACGATATGATAAAAGACTCTGATAGATAATGGCATTTAAACTAGGTTCTGAAAAAAGACAAGTTAGAAACTCTAATAATACACCGATATTTAGAAAAAAGCTAGATGAAGGTGTTTTAGGCGAAGCTAACATGGACGGTAGTATTTATATTGACAAGTCAGTACCTAAAGGTAGTGCTCTTGAAAAGAGAGTTATTGCACATGAGTCTCAGCATGCTAAGGACATGTCTAACGGATCTTTATCTTACACAGATAACTATGTTAGGCATAATGGCTCAACGTACCCTAGAAAGGGCGGGAAGATCAAATACAATGGTAAATGGCTAACTGAAGGATCTAATGAGTTTCCTTGGGAGAAAAAAGCTGTAAAAGCAGAGAAAAATGGTTAACAAAATATTAGGTGGTTTATTCGGTAAGGTGCTAGACAATGCTGAAGGCATACTAGATGAGATTATAACTACAGATGAAGAGCGTGAGAAAGTAAAGCTCGAGATCAAAAAGATAATGCTTGACGCAGAGAAAGAAGCTTTTGCAAAAGAAGTGGAAGATAGAAAGTCTGCAAGAAACATGTACAGAGATGATGCTATCATACAAAAAGTGTTAGCAACGTTATTTACGCTAGCTTATTTTGGTTTAACGTATGTTATGTTTAGATACTTTGTTTTAAAAGACGTTGTATTAGGTGATTATGAAATAGGATTCATATCTACTACATTTGGTGCTATGAGTGCAAAGGTTAATACGATAGTAGACTTCTTCTTTGGAGGAAGCTCAAAACAAAACAATAAATAAATAAAAATAAAATGGGAATTAATTCAACAGAAGTATCATATGGCTTTGGCCAATTAGGTAGCGGTTTTTGTGACACTACAGGCGCTTTTACACCTCCAACTGGTAAAGTAATAGTTGGTATTCAGTTTTTAGAAGATACTAGCTTATCTGCTTTAGTAGCAGACACTGCTCAAGGCAACGATGCTGCTTTTATTTCTACCGCGTCTGTAGTTACTGGTAATGGAGCTGGTGCTGACTCTGTAAATTCAAGTCAGTTGTTTCTTGGTGGTATGACAATATACGGTAGGTGGACTAGTGTTACTTTAGCTTCAGCTTCTTCGACTGGTGGTATAATCTGTTATTTTGGAGAATAATGTTAGGTCTTTCCTCGAGTTTATCAAGTGGAGCAGCTGCTCTTAAATCTATAGTAAAGAGTGGTTTACAACTATTCTATAAGGCTGATAGAACTCAAGCACCACTAGGTGAGGAGCAGATAAGAAATAATTCTTTCAATGAACTTGGTAGTGAGGAAGTTGATAATGGAGATTTTGCTACTGATTTAAGCAATTGGACAATTGCAGGTAGTGATAGCACCCATACAGTAACACATACATCTAATGGGGCAAGATTCAAATCAGATACTACAGACCCAACATTAACATTTACAAGTGATACTGCAAATATTGTAAGTGGTAAAAGTTATCAAATTAAGGTTGTTATAAGTGAATATCAAGGCTCAAGTGGAATTAAAATTCAAAGCTCTGCAACAGGAGGTGTAAAATATTTATTTGATTCTGTTGATACATTTACATATAATTTTACTGCTGTTTCTGACTCATCAAATCCAATACAGTTTTATAGAGATACGGCAAATGTAGACATAACTATTGAAAGCGTTTCACTTAAAGAAGTAGACCCAAATAATAGGTGGACAGTAAGTAACGACACTCCAAGCGAACAAACAGTTCAAATTAGAGACGGTTCTTTTTTTATAGAATATGATAGCACTGCCACTAAAGGAGCTGCTAATATAAATGTACCCTTAGCTGGAGTTGCAAATCAAGAGTACGAAATTAAAGTCGTAGTAGATTCTATTAATAACGATGAAAAACTTAAAGTACAGCTAGGTAATTCAGCTCACAATTTAAGTGTAGGTGCTAATATTTTTAAAGCTACTTCAACTACTACTGGAACCCTAACTCTTGGTAGAACAAATGAAGACGATAGCGTTACAGCAACAGTATCTAGCGTGTCTTTAAGAGCGATAACAAACTCTATAAAAGACCACTCTACAAACTCTAACGATGGTATACTGTACTCTGGTAAAGCGTTAGAATTTGATACAGACGATGGTTCGAATGACTTTATAGTATTAAATGACGCTAACCTTACAGGAGAGTTTACTGTATGTACTTGGGTAGAACCACATAGTTTCACTCAATGTAATATATTTGGAGATACTGCTAACCAGAACTGGATTAGAATACACTCAGCATCGTCTATAACAGTAAAAATAGCAAACGTCTCTACTGATTATGTTGAACTAACTCATGGTGGTAATATAGCTCTAAACAAGTGGAGTAGAGTTGTTGTTACTAGGGGCTCTGATAATATAATTAGGTTTGGTATAAACGGTACTCTTTACTCCCCAAGTAATGTTGCAAGGGCAGGTAATTTTAATTTCAACCGACTTGGTGTAAAAGACGGTCTTGAAATGAATGGTGCTTTAGCAGATGTTCAAGTCTACGACAAAGCTTGGAACTATACAGATGTTAAGTACGACTGGGAAAACCCTGATAAAGATGTATTTGATAGAGTAGGTGAGGCTCAAGTTTTAGGAGGGGAGTTAGTTGATAATAGAGATTATTCAAATGGGTTAACAGATTGGTCACCGCAAATACCAAGTGGTCAAGTTGTAGAGGTTGTAAACAATCAGCTACATGTAAAATACGATTCGTCTGCAACGCAATCTTCTACTGGTGTATACCAAACATTTATAACACCACATAGGTTGTACGAAATTAAAGTAGATGTTGAGTCTGTAGTAGGGACTATGCGAGTTCAATTTGGTAGTCAAGTACGTGATATAACTGAAGCAGGGGTACATACGTTTGTTATTACTCCAGTATCTGAAACTTTGTATTTAATTAGAGGTAGTAATGCATCAAGTTGCGAGTTTTTCGTAAACAGTATATCCGTCAAAGAAGTAACAACTCACGCATCTCACATCTTACCAACAGACTGTAAGTCTTTACTAAGATTAAACGAAGGAGCTGGGGATAGAGTGTACGATGCTGCACCTGTGTTAGGGGCTGAAAAGGTTGTTAATGGAGACTTTGCTCTTGATTCGGATTGGGCAGAGGATACAGGTTGGGATATAGATGTAGTTAATAATAAAGCTACTTGTAATGGCTCACAAACAGGCAATTCTAATTTATCACAAGTTGTTTATACGCCAGGTAAAGTACATAAAACTATAATTACTGTTGATTCGGTAGATGCAGGTTCTATTTCAATTTTTACAGGTACTTCAAATTCTCAGCTTACTATAACTGAAGCAGGTACTTACACTATAATTGCTAAGGCGTTAGCAGGGTCAGATACAATTTATATTCAAGCTAATGCGTTATTTGAAGGCTCAATTTCAAACGTATCCGTAAAAGAAATAAAACCAGCAGAGAGTTTCTTTATAACAGGGGACAAAAACTTCCTTCACCAACAACCATACATACCTCAATATGCTATGTCTAGCTTCTCTAAGAAGATGGTGTTCACCGATGTAGATACAGATGTAGATGTAGGAGCTCAATCAATAGCTGATAATCAAGCTTTTTCTTTTTCTTTCTGGTATGCTCATCAAGCTAGTGATTCAAGTGTAGAAAACTACATATTATCTAAACACGATTCTACACATGATTATATAAGAATTAATAACCAAAATGAAGCATTAGAACTTAAGGTTAACGGTAGTTCGCTGGCATATGATATTGGTGACTTAAATAATTTTAAAACCAGTCACATAGTTCTTACTAGAGCCTCAGGAAGTGACCCTATTACTAAGTGTTACGTTAATGGTACTTTAGAAGTTACAGATACTAGTAGTAGTGCAGATGGTGTATTTGAGTATCAACAAATAGGAGCTGGTGGGACTCTCAACGCAGGAACATTCTTTTTAGACGAACTTGCTCATTTTAATAAAGAGCTTTCTTTGACTGAGGTTCAAGAAATATTCAACTCTGGTACAGCTTTAGACTGTAGAGACCATAGTTCAGCATCTAACTTAGAAGGTTACTGGAGAAATAATGGTGCAGACACCTGGACTGATTTATCAACTAACTCTAACAACGGTACTGTTAACGGTTCACCTACAGAAATATTCTTACAAGAGGTTCCTTTCTTTGGTAGAGACTCTTTAGGTATGTTTATGAATAAACCTAGATTAGGTGGGTTAAATCTTAACGCCTCTGGTTATGTAAATATAGAAGATAATAACGATTTAGATTTTGGTACAGGTGATTTTACGATGGAGTGTTGGGTTACAGCTAAATACGAAAATGTAGGTAGTAGTATTAATGTAATACTAGGTTTAGGAGGAAATACTTCACAAGCAGGTTCAGCAGGTATAGTTTCGTTTGACTCTAATAAATTAGGAGGTTACGTAAGTGGAGCCACTCTTTCAGCTAATAGTACATTTACAGAAGGAAATTGGTATCACGTTGTTATTACAAGAACTTCAGGTACTTGCAAGTTGTATATTGATACTGTCCTTCAAGACGACACAGAAACTTCAGGTGGTTCTATAACTAATTCAAATGCAAAACAAATTGGTAAAGACACGACAACGAATAGAGGTTACGATGGTGTAGTGGATGATGTTAAATTATATAGCGAAGATCTAACCCCAACTGAAATTAAAAAGAACTACAATGCAACTAAAGCTAAACATAAAAACTAAACAATACGAGTAATTATTACAAAAGCAATTTAATTAAATTAAATACATTATGTCAAAAAGAAAAAAAGATAGGATTTTAGACTTAAATCCTAAGCCTGCAAAGATTGAGACTCAAGAGTTACACAAAATTCAATCTTTAATTAAAGGTATCAACAAGGCTCAAAACCAAGTAGGTATTATTGAAATTCAAAAGCATAGCATGCTTAATGATGTTATGGAGATGAGAGGTTACTTGGCTGGAGTTCAAAAAGAGTTTCAAGAGAAGTACGGTACGTACGATGTCAGTCTTGAAGACGGAACAATAAACTACAAAGAAGATGGATCAAACGAAGTTAATTCGTAAGATCACAATTGGTAAAGACTACAAAATAGACGCTATGCACTACTCAGTGGGGCAGGAGGTCTATGGTGGTCATACCATATGTGATATTATAGAAGAAGAAGAAAAATACAGCATATACATTAGTAAAGGTAATGATATTTTACCTTGGAAAGACTTTAATAAGAACATGGCTGTTTCAGTAGAATACAATTTAAAGTATTAATGAAAAGTTTACACGGTTTTGTTATAAAGCCTATAGGCGGTAGATATAGTAACACTAAGAAAATTGGAGACAAAGAGCTCATAGTTAACACAGAGATATTTAATCATAACTTTGTTAATAGAGAAGCAGAGGTAGTTGCTTGCCCAATAGTAGGTGATGACCTAGGTCTTAAACCAGGTGATACCGTAATAGTACACCACAACGTATTTAGAAGATGGCATGATGTTAAGGGTAGAGAAAGGAATAGCAAAAGTTATTTTGATGAATGCACTTACATAGTTAATGCTGATCAAATGTTTCTGTATAAAAGCTCAGGAACTAAATGGAGCGCTGTTAGAGGCTTTTCTTTTGTTATACCTATAAAATCTACAGACGAATATGACTTAGATCAAGAGAAGCCACTTATGGGTATTGTAAAGCACTCAGATGGCTCTTTCAATGCTGGTGACTTAATTGGTTTTAGACCTAACAGTAAGTACGAGTTTATTATAGATGGCGAGAGACTGTATAGAGTTATGAATACTTTTATTACAATTAAATATGAATATAAAGGAAACGAAGAAGAATATAATCCAAGCTGGGCACATAGCGGTTGAGGAACTTATTAAAGTTGCTAAAGAGGCTATTGTTGATAGTGGTGATGACATCACAGCTGATAGGCTTAAAAACGCTGCAGCGACGAAGAAACTCGCTATATTCGATGCGTTCGAAATTCTTAATAGAATACAAGAAGAACAAGCAATGCTAGAAGGTAAAGAAGCTCCTAAAGAAGAGGAGAAAGTTTTTAAAGGTTTTGCAGAAGGAAGATCTAAGTAATGTACGAGCAAAATCTATATAAGGTAGTACAACCTATAAAGCTTACCACTATAAACCGACTAAACAAAGGTAAAAAGTGGAAGAAGGGTTATGACAAAGACTATGACATAGTTGTTTTATGTGACTCTGGTCAAATAGGTGATATATACGAAATACAAGGGCTAAAAATAGCGCTACCTAAACCTCCTAAAAACGTTTACTCAAACGAGCATAAAAAATGGAAGCAAATACCAAAGCCTGATTTATTAAAAAAAGTTAAAACTATATTTGATTGGAGAGCGTATCCTGAAGATAAAAAGCCTCAATGGTACGATTATATAGACGAGGAGTTTGAACGAAGAGATCAAGGCTTTTGGTTTAACAATGACGGCGAGCCTACATATATAACAGGCACACACTACATGTACTTGCAGTGGAGTAAAATAGACGTTGGTGCTCCAGATTTTCGTGAAGCAAATAGACTGTTTTTTTTATTTTGGGAAGCTTGTAAAGTTGACAAGCGTTGCTATGGTATGTGCTATTTAAAAAATAGACGTTCTGGTTTCTCGTTTATGAGTTCAGCCGAGACAGTTAACTTAGCTACTATTTCGAGTGATTCTAGGTATGGTATACTATCTAAAAGTGGTGCTGATGCTAAGAAGATGTTTACAGACAAGGTTGTACCTATATCTATAAATTATCCTTTCTTCTTCAAACCAATACAAGACGGTATGGATAGACCTAAGTCAGAACTCGCCTATCGTGTCCCTGCTAGTAAGTTTACTCGTAAAAAAATTGACACGAACGAGAAGTTAGATGAAATAAAAGGTTTAGATACTACTATAGACTGGAAGAATACCGGTGATAATAGTTATGATGGTGAGAAGCTAGCCTTGTTAGTGCATGATGAAAGTGGTAAGTGGGAGAGACCAGATAATATACTTAATAACTGGCGAGTTACTAAAACTTGTTTAAGATTAGGTAGTAGAATTATTGGTAAGTGTATGATGGGATCAACCTCCAATGCTTTAGACAAGGGTGGTGATAACTTTAAGAAATTATATAACGACAGCGATGTCAAAAAAAGAAATAAAAATGGTCAAACAAAATCTGGTTTATATTCTTTGTTTATCCCAATGGAATGGAACTTTGAAGGCTTTATTGATGAGTATGGAAGACCAACCTTTAATACTCCAGAGCAACGAGTTTGTGGACCAGACGGTGAACTAATTGAAATAGGTGTAATTGACAACTGGGAAAACGAAGTTGATGGATTAAAAGACGATCAAGATGCTTTAAATGAATTTTACAGACAGTTTCCTAGAACCGAAGAGCACGCATTTAGAGATGAAACAAAAAATAGCTTGTTTAACTTAACAAAGATATACGAGCAAATAGATTATAATGAAGGCATTAGAAACACATCGGTAGTAACTACTGGTAGTTTTCAATGGACTGGAGGGGTTAAAGACACTAGTGTTGTTTTCCACCCAGATCCTAACGGTAGGTTTAGAGTGAGTTGGGTACCACCTCAACACCTTCAAAATAGAGTTATAATAAAAAATGGTGTTAAATACCCTGGTAATGAGCATATGGGTTCTTTTGGTTGTGATAGTTACGATATTAGCGGAACTGTAGACGGCAGAGGATCTAATGGTGCTTTACACGGATTAACAAAGTTTAGCATGGAAGATGCTCCTGCTAACACCTTTTTTTTAGAATACGTAGCTAGACCACAGACCGCAGAGATATTTTTTGAAGATGTATTGATGGCTTGCATATTTTATGGTATGCCTATACTAGCTGAGAATAACAAACCAAGATTATTATACTATTTTAGAAGAAGAGGATACAGAGGGTTTAGCATGAACAGACCTGATAAAGTGTGGAACAAGTTGTCTACCGCTGAAAAAGAAATAGGTGGAATACCTAATTCTAGCGAAGATATTAAACAAGCTCACGCTGCAGCAATTGAAATGTATATCAACGATCACGTTGGTCATTTAGGAGACGGAGACTACGGTACTATGTACTTTTTAGAAACGTTGAATGATTGGGCGAAGTTTGATATAAACAAGAGAACAAAATTCGATGCCGCCATTAGTTCTGGTTTAGCTATAATGGGTTGTAATAGACACTTATACTCACCAAAAGGTCCTTCTTCGAGAGCTAAATTGAATGTTAACATAAGTAAGTATAATCAAGATGGTTTTGCATCTTCAATAATTAAAAAGTAAATATGGCTGAGTCAGTTGTAAAAAGTTATTTTCCAAGTCAAGCAGTAAGCGATACTGAGAAAATGACGTCAGAGTACGGTTTAAAAGTAGCAAGAGCAATAGAGCAAGAGTGGTTCTCAAGTGACCGTGGTTCTAGAGCAGGTAGACATATAAGTACTAAAAATGATTTTCATAATCTAAGGCTATATGCTAGAGGTGAGCAGTCTATACAAAAGTACAAAGACGAGCTATCTATCAATGGTGATTTAAGTTATTTAAACTTAGACTGGAAACCTGTGCCTATTATACCTAAGTTTGTAGATATAGTAGTAAATGGTATATCAGAAAGAACTTATGATATAAAAGCTTATTCTCAAGATCCGTTTGGAGTGGAGATGAGAACAGAGTATATGGAGTCTATACTTCGAGATATTAGATCAAAAGAGTATACTGACTTAGTTAGGCAAGCTACTGGTGTTGATTTGTCAGAAAATGACACACTTGAGATGCCTGAAAACGAAGAAGAGTTGAAACTACACATGCAGCTAACATACAAGCAAGCTGTAGAGATAGCTGAAGAACAAGCAATAAGCGTGTTGCTAGAGGGTAACAACTACGAGCTTATAAAGAAAAGATTTTTCTACGACCTTACTGTATTAGGTATAGGAGCTGTTAAAACGAGCTTTAACACATCTCAGGGTGTTACTGTTGATTACGTTGATCCAGCAAACTTAGTTTATTCTAAAACTGAATCTCCGTACTTCGAAGATATATATTACGTTGGAGAAGTTAAGCATGTACCTATCAATGAGTTAGTAAAGCAGTTCCCTGACTTAACCGAAGAGGAGATACTAGATATATCTAAAACAAACAACTACGACTTAGGTAACTACAATACTCAAAGAGATTATGATAATAATCAAGTTCAAGTGTTGTACTTCAACTGGAAGACTCATAAAAACGAAACTTACAAAGTAAAAGAAACTGGATCAGGTGCTAAAAAAGCAATTGAGAAAGACGATACTTTTAACCCGCCAAAAGACATGGACGGTAATTACAGTAAGTTGCAAAGACAGATAGAGTGCTTATATGAAGGTGCTTTAATACTTGGTACTAAGAAATTAATCAAATGGCAGTTAGCAGAAAATATGTTAAGGCCAAAGAGCGACTTTACTAAAGTTAAGATGAACTACAGTATTGTAGCTCCAAGAATGTATCAAGGTAGAATAGAGTCTCTAGTCAAGCGTATTACTGGATTTGCTGATATGATACAGTTGACTCACTTAAAGTTACAACAAGTAATGTCTAGAATGGTGCCAGATGGTGTTTATCTAGACGCAGACGGTCTAGCTGAGATAGATCTTGGAAATGGAACTAACTATAATCCCCAAGAAGCTTTAAACATGTTCTTCCAAACAGGTTCTGTTATTGGTAGATCTTTTACTGAAACTGGTGATATGAACCCAGGTAAAGTACCTATACAAGAAATATCAAGTGGTTCTGGTGGTCAAAAAATGCAAAGTTTAATTGGTACTTACAATTACTACTTACAGATGATACGCGATGTTACTGGTCTGAACGAAGCTAGAGATGGTAGTACACCAGATAAGAACGCTTTAGTTGGTGTTCAAAAGCTAGCTGCTGCTAATAGTAATACAGCTACAAGACACATACTACAATCTGGTTTGTTTTTAACGGCAGAAGTAGCTGAGCAATTATCACTTAGAGTTTCAGACATAATAGAATACTCACCTACTAAAAATGCTTTCATACATGCTTTAGGAGCTCACAACGTGGCTACACTAGAAGAGATGAGCAATCTACATTTATATGATTTTGGTATATTTATAGACTTAGCTCCAGATGAAGAAGAGAAAGCTATGTTAGAAAATAACATACAAGTAGCTTTAGCTAAGGGTGGTATAGATTTAGAAGATGCTATAGACGTTAGAGACATAAAGAACATTAAGTTAGCTAATCAAGTATTAAAGCTTAGAAGAAAAAAGAAGCAGGAGAAAGATCAATTAATGCAACAGCAGAACATGCAAGCTCAAGCTCAGGCTAACATGCAAGCACAACAAGCCGCTGCTCAAATAGAAATGCAGAAAGACCAAGCTAAAATGCAGGGTTTGACCCAGTTGGAGCAGGTTAAAGCTCAACTAGAGGGTCAAAAAATGCAACAAGAAATAGCTGGTAAGAAAGAGCTTATGATGCTAGAGTTTGAGATGAATCAACAGCTTCAAGGCATGGAGCAGGGTAAAGTTGATGATAAGGATAAAATGAAGGAAGACCGTAAAGATGAGAGAACTAGAATACAAGCATCTCAGCAAAGTGAATTAATAGAGCAAAGAAAAACAGGTAAACCACCTAAAAGCTTTGAGTCATCAGGTAATGATATACTTGGTGGTGGCATAGGTATGGAGGATTTCATACCCAGATAGTTACTAATTTATATTTTATATTATGGAAGAAAACGAAAAAGTAGTTGAAGAAACTACTGAACAAACCCAAGAAACTAAGATTGATGAATCTAAGTTTGAGTCCGCTGGAGATGACTCAGTTTTTAAAGTAGATTTAAGCAAACCAGTAAGTGATGAAGAACCAGAAGAAGCTGCAAAAGCTGCAACTGACGACGAAGGAGTGGTTAGAGTCGATGAAAGTACCGATGCCGTTCAAGAATCAGAAGAAGTACAGCCGGAAGCAGAAGTACAAGAAAGACCTGTATTAGAAGAAATAACTTCAGAAGAAGTAGAGGAGGTTGCCGAGCAAGTTGAAGAAGCCATAGCCGAAGCACAAGCTACAGGGAATCCACTACCAGAGAACGTTCAGAAACTAGTCGACTTCATGGAAGAGACTGGTGGTAGTCTAGAAGATTACGTTGAGTTAAATAAAGACTACAACGATCTTGACAATGAGACCGCTCTAATGGAGTATTACAAGAAGACTAAACCACATTTGAACGCAGAGGAGATAAACTTCTTGATGGAAGATTCATTTAAGTACGATGAGGACTTAGACGATGAAAGGGAAATAAAAAGAAAAAAATTAGCGCTTAAAGAGCAAGTTGCCAGTGCTAAAGCCTACCTAGACGGGCAAAAGTCTAAATATTACGATGAGATTAAAGCAGGAAGTAGATTGACGCCTGAAGCGCAGAAGGCTATGGATTTCTTTAATCGTTATAACAAAGAGTCAGAAGCAAAAACTGAATTAGCTGAAAGACAAAAACTTGTATTTAATAAAAAGACTAACCAAGTCTTTAGCGACAAATTCAAAGGTTTTGAATATAATGTTGGCGATAAGAAGTACAGGTTTAATGTTAAGAACGCTGAGAACGTAAAGTCAACTCAAAGCGACATAAACAACTTCATTAACAAGTTTGTTAATAAGGATGGTGTTATAGATGATGCTCAGAGTTATCATAAAGCTTTATACTCAGCTAATAATGCTGATGCGATTGCTCAGCACTTTTACGAACAAGGTAAAGCCGACGCTTTAAAAGACAGTGTTGCTAAAAGCAAGAATGTCAATATGAATCCTCGACAGGCGCATGGAGAGGTTGAAGCAGGTGGTCTTAAGTTTAAAGTGCTAGGTGATAATACTTCTGATTTCAAGTTTAAAATTAAAAGTAAAAAATAACTTAACTTAAAAGACATTTAATTATGGCAATTACAATTGGAAGTGGACCGGATGCGGCTCCACGTAAACAAACTCTACAATCAAACTACATTGACTTCGCAGGAAGTTCAACTGGTTGGGAGCAACAATACTTACCAGATCTTATGGAGAAAGAAGCCGAGATCTATGGTAAAAGAACTATTTCTGGTTTCTTAGCTCAAATTGGTGCTGAAGAAGCCTCTGCTTCTGATAGAGTGGTATGGTCTGAACAAGGTCGTCTTCACTTAGCTTACACAGCAACAAATACTAACGTATCAGCAAACGTATTTACTATCGCTAACGATGTTGATGGACACAATGTAGGTGCTGATCACGGTATCCGAGTAGGTGATACAGTTCTTATTTCTCAGTCTAACGCTACTATTAGAGGTTACGTTACTGTTAGAACTGCTGGTGCAGCTACTATTACTGTTCTTCCTTACTCTCACGCTGATTGTGATGCTGCTGGTTTAACAGATGGTCAAGCTTACAAAATTTTAGTATACGGTTCTGAGTTTGGAAAAGGTACTGAAGCTCGTTCTTCTGCTAATGCTCCTGCATTCAAATCTCACTCAAACAAGCACATCATCTTGAAAGACTTCTACGAAGTATCTGGATCTGATGCATCTGCTATTGGTTGGGTTGAAGTTTCTGGTGAAGAAGGTCAAAACGGTTACTTATGGTACTTAAAAGCTGAAGGAGACACTCGTGCTCGATTTGGTGACTACTTAGAGATGTCTATGTTAGAAAGTGAGCTTTCTTTAGCTGCTGCTGCTGCTGGAGTTCCTGCTGGATCTGCAGATACTGATGCTGGTGGTTCTGGTACTGAAGGTTTATTTGCTGCTATCGAAGCTAGAGGTCACCAATCAACTGGTATCACTGGTGTTAATGCTGCTACTGACTTAGCTGAGTTTGATGCTATGTTGGCTGTATTTGACCAAAATGGTGCTATCGAAGAAAACATGCTATTTGTAGATAGAGGTACTTCTCTTGCTATGGACGATATGTTAGCTTCTATGAACTCTTACGGTGCTGGTGGTACTTCTTACGGAGTGTTTGATAACAACGAGAACATGGCTCTTAATTTAGGTTTCTCTGGATTCCGTCGTGGTTCTTATGACTTCTACAAGTCTGACTTTAAATACTTGAACGACAAAGGAACTCGTGGAGCTCTTAACGATACTGTTACTAAAATCCGTGGTGTAGTTGTACCTGCAGGTGTATCTTCAGTATACGATGAGCAATTAGGTAGTAACATGAAACGTCCTTTCTTACACGTTCGTTACCGTCAATCTCAAACTGAGTCTCGTAAGATGAAGACTTGGGTTACAGGATCTGTAGGAGCAATGACGTCTGGAAAAGATGTTATGGAAGTTCACTACTTATCTGAGAGATGTTTAATCACTCAAGGTGCTAACAACTTTATGTTGTTGAACTAGTAGTTTATATTGGATCGGGGCTTCGGCCTCGATCTTTTTTTTAATTTATATTATATTATATTATGGCAAAGAAACAAGTTAAGGCAAAGGCTAAGCCTGAGGTTATTCAAGAAGAACAACCTACAACTCTAGCAGCTAACGAAATGGTAGAAGCTGTTATTGAAGAAAAACCCCAAGAAGTTTGGGAGATAAAAGACAGAATGTACTACTTAAAAAACGGTAGATCACCGTTAACTTACATGATAAGAGGTAGTAACATATATTACTTCGACGAAGAAATGGGTTATGAAAGAGAGTTGAAATACACTTCTAATCAAAAAACCTGCTTTGTTGATGAAATGAAAGGTGATCAAAGATTAGAACACATAATTTTTCAGAATGGTTCTTTATTTGTACCTAAAAACAAAACAGTATTACAGAAGATGCTTTCATTATACCACCCACACAACGGGTCGTTATTTGAAGAACACATGCCTCAGCAGATAGCTCACAATGAGATTGACCTCATAGAAATGGAAATTGAAGCTTTGAACACTGCTAGAGATTTAGATATTGATCTTGCTGAAGCTGTTATGCGTGTTGAGATAGGTTCTAGGGTTACAGAGATGAGCTCTAAGGAACTTAAAAGAGATTTACTATTATATGCTAAAAGAAACCCTAGACTGTTCTTAGATTTAGTTAATGATGATAATGTATTCTTACGTAATGTAGGAGTTAAGGCTGTTGAGCAGCGTATAATAACTTTATCACCAGACCAAAGAACATTTAACTGGGCTTCTAATGGTAGAAAACTATGTACAGTACCGTTTGATGAACCACCCTTACTCTGCACTAGCCGCTTGGTTTAAAACAGATGAAGGTATGGAGGTTTATTCTAGCGTTGAAAAACGCTTAAACGCGTAACTATCTTATAGTAGAGCAGCCATTCTACGAAAGGATGGTTGCTTTAACTATAAAATAGAACTAATGTCAGTAAGTATAAATACAGTATATCAAAAGGTTTTGGCTATTGCCAATAAAGAACAAAGAGGTTATATCACACCTCAAGAGTTTAATCTATTTGCGGATCAAGCTCAAAAAGAAATATTCGAACAATACTTTTACGATATTAATCAATTTAACAGAGTTCCAGGTAATCAAACTGAGTTCTCTGATCAATTGTATATGCTAGAGGAAAAAATATCAGCATTCAGAGTTAATGATATTTCTATGGTATCTAGCACTGAGCTCGTTACAAGGTCTACTTTTGAAAGTGGTGTTACCACTGGTTGGACTGACGAGACCGGTAATAACTCTGCACCTATTGTAGTAGCTGATGCTAACAATAACTACGTACCTAGCCTTAAGTTAATAAACGACGGTGATGATGACGACCCGTACATTGATGAAGAGATTGTACTTTCTACATCTAAAAAATACAGATTAAAGGTTAAAATTTCTTATGCTAACGATCCTACTGGTGCTGGTGATAGCGTAGGGTTAAAGCTTCAGGCTAAATCAGATAGTGGAGCTGAAGATGGAAACTACATACTTAATACTACTGCAGTAACCAATGGAGAATACTTTTTAGACTTTGAGCCTTTAGATTATTCTGGTGGTGGTGGTAATACAGAGCAGTACCAGATAATCGTTGGGCTAGAAGAAAACACTCAAGATAATACTGTTATACACTTTTCAGAAATATCACTAAAAGAAATAGACAACTCAACTTTAGCTACAGATATTTACAGGTTAGGTGAGGTTATGTATAAAAACTCAGGTTCTTCTTACGCTACACAGGTAAGTGAGGTTAGCACAAATCAACTAGTATCATACAACTTATCTCCACTTACTAGACCTACAATCCAAAATCCTTTATACGTAAGATCTAGCAACGTTTCTATAACTATATACCCTTCTATACTTACAACTGGGTCTACTTTAACTTACAACTATGTTAAAAACCCGTCTGCACCTAAGTGGACTTATAATGTTGTTTTAGGTAAAGCAGTGTACAACAGTTCTGCTAGCGATGCTAACGATTTTGAGCTTCATAGCTCTGAAGAAAACAACTTAGTATACAAGGTGTTGCAGCTTGCAGGAATATCAATGAATAGACCAGATATAATACAAGCGGCTACTGGTAAAGACGCACAGGAATCACAACAGCAAAAATCTTAATAAATGGCACTAATAGATAATACAGCCTCAAGTTACTATAACGGTGACAACATAGGTGGCTATCAATTCGTATCTCTTCAGAATATAATAGATCAATTTATGATTGCTTATGTTGGAGAAGATAAAATTATAAGTAGAATAAACAAACCTGACGTATCTTTTCACGCTCAGAGAGCTTTGCAAGAATTTAGCTTTGACACTTTTAAGTCTACTAAAGCGTACGAAATAGTAGTGCCAGCAACGTTGGCTATGCCATTACCTCAGGATTACGTTAACTACACTAAGCTTGCTTGGGTGGATAACTCAGGTATTGAGCATAGAATATATCCAACATCAGATACAAGCAACCCATCAAACATAACTCAAACGTCTACGCCAGGTAGTGCTCCTTACTACGAGTTCACTAATAACGAGTTAAACACTAATGTAGACTCAGATGCTTTAAGTAGGTTTAATGCTGACAACCCTGCAGAAAATAAAGTAAATGATTTTGATTATGACGATAACATATATGACCCTAANATTGGTCAAAGGTTTGGCTTAGACTCTCAAAGAGCGAATATAAACGGTAGCTTCTATATAGATGAAAACAAAGGTTTTGTTAGGTTTAGCTCTAACATGGCTGGTAAAGTTTTGATATTAAAATACATCAGTGATAGTTTAGGTACAGCCTCTGAGATGCAAGTTCACAAGTTTGCTGAAGAAGCTATGTATAAGCAGATTGCTTACGCTATATTATCAGCAAGGTCTAACACACCTGAGTATGTGATTAATAGATACAGAAAAGACGCTTTTGCTTCTAAAAGAAAAGCTAAGTTGAGAATGTCTAATATAAAAATAGAGGAGATCGCTCAAATTATGAGAGGTAAGTCTAAACATATCAAACACTAAAATATGCCAGAGTTAAGTAATAACTTCTTGAGAGGTAGAATGAATAAAGATCTTGATGATCGAATTGTTCCTCGTGGAGAATATAGAGACGCATTAAACATAGAAGTTTCTACTTCTGAATCGTCAGATGTTGGTACTGTACAAAACTTAAAAGGTAATAAAAATATAGTATCTAATGTATTAAAACCTATAGACAACTTTAATATATACAATACTACAAATTACTCTACTGGTATTGAAGCTAGTATTAATTCTGTTATTTCAAGTAATTTTGGTTTAACAAACTTAACCAGCTCTATTTTTGATCAAATAAAAGTTGAAGAGTTTCAAGATGGGTATTTATCTAGTACTCCTGTAGTGTTTTTTTCTTTTAAAACTACACCTTTACAAGTTGATAATTACTACAATGTATCTTTTGATATTAACGTAGATTTAACTAAGTACGAAGATGGTGAATACACTTACACTGTTGGTGTACCTAATGAACCTAATCTGCAATTTTCTGATACTATAACTGTAGAAAATAAAAACCTTGTAGCTAATTCTGATACTTCTGTAGGTGTAATATCTAAAACAGTTTCTGGTGTTATTTACGCTCAAAATACAAGCTTATCAATATCTTTTTCTTCTACTTTCGCTGGTACTGCTGATAACATATCAGTCTCAGAGCAATCAGTATTAGTAAGTGATACTAGCAACGCAATTACTGTTGGTTCTAAGAAAGACACAGCAACAGATACTATATATAATTTCATACACAAAGCATCGAACTTAAAAACTCAAAACTTTACAAACTCGCAAGGTGTTTCTTTTAATAGAGACTTAGGTATAGTTAGTGATGCTATTGTATCTCACAGACCTAAAGAGTCTACCGACGCTGCTATAAGTGATGTTGTTTTAACAGACGTGTATAAAGTAAGAGTTGCTCCAATTAGACTTCCTAACGGTAAACTACCAATGCTTAGCATCTTAGGTGACGTTGAGCTGACAAGTATAACGGGGTTGCCATTTATAACAAATGAGTATGGTGACAAAGAGATACAAGGTATTAGAGTTGGAATGAAAGTTTCTTGTATAAACAAGGATAATATAGATTTATGGGCTGGTCAAGATATAAGAGTGACTAACGCCTACTTTGACGACACTACTGGTTTTGGTAGAGTTAACATAACAAAATTAAACCCGCTAGTAGCAGGACAGCCAGTTAGTGACATACTGTACGATAACTCAGCGATAGAAGAAAACACTGTTTTAGAGTTTACATCTGATAGGCTTTTAAACTTTTCAACAGGTAGCAGTGAGTCTGAGCTAAATACAGATGGTAACAAATTTAGCAATACACCATTTGAAACTAATATAACAGCTATAAATATATTAGAAAATTTTATTTATTTCACCGATGGTAGAAATGAGCCTAAGAAAATAAATATAAAAGTATTTAAAGAGTCAACAAGAAACGTGTTTACACATACGTACATAACAGAATTAAATACGTCTAATCCTAAAAAATACTACGCAGAGCAAAAACACATAACTGTTATAAAAGCAAAACCAACGTCGCCACCAACTCTTATACTTAATGGTAAGTCTAGACTTTCAACAGGTTATATAACTATATCTCCTGTACCTGGACAAGTAGTGGTATTTGATGGTAGCTCTCCTCTAACTCCAGAAGCTCACTATGTCAGCCAAACAGTCAGTCTTATAAACGGTAGTAATAATACAGAGCCTTTATCTTTTTTAAAAGAAAACGACACTATTATAGGTTCTAATACCGAAGTCACTATATACTCTACTGTTAGCAGAGTGAACTGGAAAGAAGGTGATAATATAGAGTTGACGGGTGTTTCTAATTTTAAGAAGGTTACTGTAAGAATTAAAAAAGCGCTACCAAACAACGCTCAATTTAACAAATTTAAGGTAAACGTAGTCTCAGCTGAAGACACTTATGAACTAAACGGTTACAACCCAGAGTCTTGGATAGGTAGGCTAGAAGCACCAAAACCTCTTTATGAGAAAAACTTTATATCGTTTGCTATAAGATATAAATACGACAACAATGAGTATTCAGCTATAAGCCCTTACTCTCAAGTTGCGTTCGTACCATCGGCATATTCTTTTAACGCTGATATAGGTTTTAACGCTTCTATGGAGAACTCGCTTAGGTCTTTAGAGGTTATAGACTTTGTACCTAGTGATATTCAAGAGGATGTGAAGTCAGTGGATATAATAATAAAAGACCACCTTACTACTAATTGCTACATTGTAAAAACTATAGAAAAAGATTCTACGGAGTGGAATACTAGTACGCATGGTAAACATAAAGGGAAGGTTGATATAAAGTCTGAGTTGAGAGGAGCTACAATGCCGTCTCTTCAACTTTCTAGAATTTTCGACGCTGTACCTGTGAAAGCAAAAGCACAAGAAATCATAGCGTCTAGATTAATGTACGGTAACTATACTGAAGGTTATGATATGTTAGATGATAACGGTTCTGAGATAAACTTCTCTATGGTTTCAGACTTTCAAAACTTAAGCAACGTAGGTGAAGAAATAGGTACTGGGTTTTCATCTAATGATTTAAGTACGAATTGTACACCATTTTTTGATGAAAACGAATCTTCAAGGGATTACATGCATAACTACTTTAAATCAAACGCTGAAGCCAGCCCCAGTGTTTTAGGCGCTACCTATACAACTACAAATTCTTCTGGTCAAACAATTAACTGCGCAGAAGACATAGATGAAGAGTTTAACGCAGGTTATCCTGGAAACGGCCCTAGTTACGCAAAAGTTTTAATACCTATAAGGCCTAAAGACGAAAGTTCTAACAATACTAACCTAATGCCAGGTCTTCAAGATTTTGCAGAAACAAGTAATAATTCTGGTAATTCAGGTAATTACCAAGATTTCTCTACGTCTGAATCAGAGTTTGGCTCAGGCATTAAGCCTTTTTTATATAAAGTTGCTATTGCTGGTGAACATATTATAGAGGTTAACACTAAGGCTGACGCAAGGTATTTTTATGGACCATCTTTAGGTGAAGATGTTGGATTTCTTTGGCCCTCATCACCAACAGCTTTTACAGCACCTTATTTTACGGCAGCAGGTAAAGTTCAGCTTTTTAGAAGTAGACCTTCAAGGTTAGAGTTGCACAAGGTAGATAACGCTGGTGTATCTCAAGGCATAATAAAAAATTCTTTAGATCTGTTAAATCAAGATCAATCTACTGCTGGTTTGAACAAATACGACGCTTATGCTGCTTCTAGTATACAACAAGTAACATCTTATGACGGTCCTAATTTTAGAATAAGCAAAGGGGCTGAACCTTTAGAGAGACACAGACTTAGTATTCACGATGAAACAAGTGCAATACCTAATCATCATTTAAAAAGAAAAATAACTTTCACTCAGGATGACGTGGATGCTGGGTATTATATAGGTGTATTTTACGTTTACCAAACTAGTTTTAGCTTTAACAGTCAGTATACAGAAACAATACCTACACAGCATTTTTACGATAACGATGGTAACCAGGTACTAAACTCACTTACGAGCCCTAACCCCAACCAAGATGCTCATGTAAGGTTTCTTATAGACTCCACTGCAACATCTATGGACATTCAAGCTCCTTTATTGACTAACGGTCTTGAAGTATACAACCCTACTAAATCTGTTAGATCTAATAGACCTTACGAGGTTGGTGTGACTTACTTAGACTACTACGGTAGAGAAAGTACAGTAATGATAAGTGAGGATTCTAACTTTGAAATAACAAAAGGTTTTAGTGACAAAAGAAACATAATAACAGCTAGTATAAAATCTAAAGCACCAAGCTGGGCTACTCATTACAAGTATTACATAAAAGAGTCTTCTCAAATAGCGTATAACCTAGTACTACATAAAGCGTATCCAAATGATGATGATGCAACTTATTTTTGGTTAGCATTTAACTCTAATGACTACAATAAAATAAACGTAGATGATTACTTGATAGCTAAAAAAATGCACGGTAATAACAAAGCCGTGAGTAGCGATCTAGCTAGATATAGAGTTTTAGATATTAAAGAAGAAATACCTAGCAGCGTTAGCGTTGATGGTATGACTACACCTCTTGAGATAACGGCTTCTGAGGGTTCAGGTAAGTTTTTTGTAAAAATAGAAAGATTAGCTATAACACCACATTTAGTTGATGTTAGTAGTAATGAAGACTTGATCACTCATTTAGCAGCACCTAGTAACTCTTCTCTAGGTGCCGTATTTGAAGTTGAGCCTAGATCTACTTCTAGCAAAGGACTTTTTTGGGAAACTTCAAGAGCGTATCCTATAAAGCTAGACAACAACACGGTTCACCAGTATATAACACCAGGTGATAAGGTAGAAATAGACTCTATGTACGATAGTGTAACTGGAGAATCTATTAGCTCTGTTTTTGCTGATGAATGGAATTCAATAAACACAGATGTTAGGGTCCAGGTAGTTAATGGTGCATTTTCTTTCCCTACTAACAACATTCTGCAAGCACAAGAAAGTCAATATAATAGTTGTATAATAAGCACAAGTAGTAATTTAAGCAACTTCCAAGCTTCACTTGGCTCTAACCACGCTGTACTTAGGTTTATAAAAAAAGACGGATCTTTTGTTACCGCCACAATGATATGGACTCACAGTAACTTAATATCGATAGTGCCTTACACGCACCCTACATCTAAAACAAGCACCGTTGTTTTTAACAAAATAGGCTTACCTTGGTTTAATTGCTTTCAATGGTTTAACGGAGTAGAATCTGATGTTGTCGGCGATGTGTTTAACGCTAATACTTTATTCCCGTATACTCAAGAAACTAAACAAAGCGGGTTTAATGCTAGTGATTATTACCCTGACTACGGTCAGGATATAAAACGTAGTAACATAATATACTCTCAACTGTTTAACGACTCATCTAACGTAGATAGAACAAACGAGTTTATACTTGCCGACTCTATAACTAAAGTACTAAATTCTAGTCACGGGCAGATAAATAGTTTGATAAGCAGGAATAATGATATTCTAGCCTTCTGTGAAGATAAAGTTTTAAAAATATTAAGCTCTGGAAAAGATGCTTTGTTTAACGCTGATGGTAGCGCTTTACAAATAGCGTCTAACAGAGTTTTAGGTCAATCACTTCCTTTTGTAGGTGACTTTGGTTGTCAGCACCCAGAGTCTATATGTGTAGATGAGTATAGAGTATACTTTGTAGATAAAGCTAGAGGAGCTGTTTTAAGGTTGTCTAGAGACGGTATAACTAATGTTTCTGAGAAAGGTATGAATGGTTGGTTTAATGACCACCTAGAGAACGCTAGAGCTGTTGTTGCTAGTCTTGATGACAAAAAGTCAGAGTATAATGTAACTATACATGATGTAGTATCTCCTGGTTCTACTAAAAACGTATATACAGTTAGCTACGATGAGTCTACGAAAGGCTGGACTAGCTTTAAATCTTTTATACAAGAAAGTGGTTTGAGTTTAAACAATAAGTATTATACTTTTAAAAATGGAGAAATGTACTTACACCATAGCGACGAATCGCTAAGGAATAACTTTTACGGTAGACAATACAACTCTAGTGTAACTAGTTTAGTAAACATGGAACCAACTACTGCTAAGTCTTTCTCTGTTATAAACTACGAAGGCTCTCAAGCCGAAATAGTCAAAAACACAACTGATGGTAGATACGATAATATAAAAGCTAAATCAGGGTGGTCTGTTGAAGTTATAAAAACAGATCAACAAGAAGGTGTCGTAGAGGAGTTTATAGAGAAAGAAGGTAAATGGTATAACAATATTAAAGGTAAAAAATAAAAATGGCATTAGATGTTTCTAAAATAAGTACGCAAGGTTTAGGTGTTTTAAACGCTAATGCCTCTATGGTTAGTGGCTCTGCACCTCAGGCATCTTTTAATGTGAAAGTTGCAGTGTCTAAGGTTGAAGCAAGATGGGATTCTGACGGTTTACTATTAGAGAACGTAAGCAATATTAGCGGCTCTAGTTCTTTTACTATATCACCTAAACCTGGTTATAACATATCAGCTTCTATGTTTAAATACAGAGATGATCAACTTAGCTACATAAGCGCTATTAATTTTTCAAACACTGCTGATGCGAGCAGTCCTTTTAACACTGTTGTCTGTGAAGTGGTTTGGGTGACTCAAAATGTTACTCAAGATATTGATATAGCTTTAAGTAATATAGAAGTTTCAGACCCGACTTTAGGAACAGTGAGAACAGGTTATTCATGCTGGCTTATGAGTCCAGGGTTTAATATAAGTCAAGAATCTAATTTTTTATTAAATTCATTTCAAGAAGTTCCTGGTGGGTTTAAGGCTGTTAGTGATGATTTCTACGCTGAACCTGGTCAACCTGTACTTTTGACAGTAATAAGTGTAACATCTAATTACAGTAATGGGTATTTTACTTCAGATGCTAATGTTAGTGTTAGCGATAACGGTTCTAACGTTAGTATACAAAAGTCTTTTACACCAACGAAGCAAACTATAAAAGTTTATTTTACACCTTCAATTAACTTATCTGAAAACGATATTCAATTAATTATAAATACCTCTGAATTTACTTACGGTATAACCGCGCTAAATGAAAGTGGTTTAATACAAAACGAGTTTCAAATACCTGGCAGTAATGTAAATGACCCTACTAAAGCTCAGCGACCTACATTTAACCTACAAGAAGAAGGTGTTAGATTTGCTGAAGCTGTAGCTTACAATTACCCTTATGATGGTTCTACTTTAGCTAGTTGGATCACAAGTTTTGTTTACACAGAGCAAAGCACACTATCTAATGGTATTGTTTTGTCAACACTAAACTGCCTTGTTTCACAGAATACTGGTGCAGATAGAAGCGCGGTTATACAGCTAAGAGCTGTGGTAGGTGGAGGCCCTGTAAACAGTTTTATAATAACTCAAAGTGATAATAGCTTTCTGGAGCTAACACCAGTTTCTTACATTGATCTTTACTCAGGTGAAGAGTACTTAATTGATTCTAATTCTAACGATACACCTTTAAACGTTGGTCGTCAAGGAGCGCTTGTAACAGTAAATGCGAGTATAGAATCAAGTCTTACTTTTACTGAAGCTTCTTCATCAATAAGTGAAAGTAGTGATGGTTTAGGTATTGAAAGCTCTGGCTATGCCAGTATACAACAAATTGATTACCAAGGTAACACCGCTGTATTTAAAGTTAACATAGCTGGTAGTAATGTACCTGGAGTATCTTATAGATCAGCTAATTTGCACATTCAACATCCGTATAATAACACCCTTATAAAAACTTTACAAATAAATCAGGATAGAGCTTACGATCCTAACATCGATAGCTTAACTTATTGGATTTCAAACAGCATTGGTATTGTTCAAGGGCAAGATATAGAGGGTAATACGGTTGATGTTTCACCTACGTTAGGCTTTATGCAATTTGTACAACTTACTGTTCCTAATCAAAGCGCTATTACGCTGCCTGGAGAGCTTGACTCTGCTAATGTTTATCTTCAAATGCAGTTCAACGGTGATGAATTAATTTCTGAACCCATACTAGCTAGAAGCTATACAAGCAATGAGGGCAATGAAATATTTGCAACTTTCGACCAACCGATCAATTCTGTGTACGACTCGTTTAACGACTGGGTTGACATGGGTCAAGTGCATAAATTTTATGAAAATCATGCTTATACTTATAACTGGTATACGAATATTAGCTTAGAAGACAACGACAGTTTTACAAGCCATCGAAGCGTAAACATAGAAATACATCACCCACACAATACTGGTCAAAACTATGTAAATCAGCAACCTGCAGCTACTTTTACTATAACTCAACTACCAAAGTTTATGGCTAACTTTGGCGAGCTAGGAGATCAATTAAGCTCTCTTAGTATAGACACAGGCGATGAAACTCCTTTAAACGATGACTATGTGTTTGATATGTTTGCAACTCTAAGCCAAGCTACGGTTAGACTAGAAAGTGTAGTCCTTGTAAATGAAGCTAACGATTCTATATCTTATGGTTGGCTTCAACAGCAGCCAAAACAATACTTTACAGCTAATAGCAGTGGTACTACAGGTGCTACTAGTAGTGGTATAAACTCAATTAGTTTAATTGGTGGTAGTGATACTAATAACAACTCAAACCAATTAAAAGTCAACTTAAGCCCTAACAACTCTCAGTTAGCAGACACTGACTATACGAGATTTAAGTACTTTACTTTAGTTTGTTGGCCTGGAGATGAAGCTTCTAATCCCGACTTAGATTACATAGTACAAGAGTCTTCTACAGAGCCAGGTGGTTCTATTGCTGTTTGGAATAAGCCATATTCTAGTAAACTTATAATAAAGCAACATCCTTTTGCTGCTTCACCTGTTATAAATGCCACAGGCTTTATGATTTCAACAAATAGTTTTAATCCTAGTGCATACTCTATTGGAGGTGAGTATCTTTATACAACTCCTTCGTTTACATCAACTAGTGAGGTATTGTTTATAAACTCTCAAAGTAACTTAACTATAGTTAACCTTAAAGGAGTACCAGCAGCAAACGGGACCCTAATGTTAAACAATTCGTTAACCGCTAGTGTAGTTAAAGCAACAAATTCAGAAATTGTTTTAGGTATTGACACGCACTACTCTAACAATTTAACTATAGAGTTTATAAGACAAGAGTATATTACTAACAACCCATCCCACACTACTTTTACAGCTGTGTCTAATACTACTTACAATGATAATCCGCAAATAATACAAACTAGCAATAATCCTTGGGGCGATGCTTTTGATAGATACTTCAAGTTAGAGCTTAAATCTTTTAATCAGTTTAACAGCCCTGCTGGGCACGCAGTAACTAGAGTAAGTACATTATATAGAGTTAACGTAGGTGACACTAGCAGTTTTATAAACATACTAATATATCAATACCCTAATACTTAATAAGAAATGGATATAGCTAGACTTACATTTGACAGTAACGCAGAAAGCCAAGCAAGTATAAACGATTTTGTATACTATTGCTCTATACAAGCCGTTGGAGGGTTTAAGACACAACTAGATGAATCTAACATAAAAAAGTTAGGTAAAATACTAAGCATGTCTAATAATTCAATAACAGTTGAGTTAACAGAAGGAAATTTATTACCTTTAGCAAACGACTTTATTTTTACAAGTAAAGATGAAGAAGTTAGTGTGAGCTCTTTGTTAGGTCATTTTGCTGAGGTTAAAATGAAAAACACATCAACAGACAAAGCAGAGTTGTTTAGAATAACTCTTGGGTTCAGTGAGAGTAGTAAATAGAAGACTAGCACTGTGATTATTAAATTACTAACATAGAAATAAAATGGCAATAGGAAAACAATCACCGTTTAAGATGTTTGGCTGGAGACGAAGGCAAGAGCAGGTAGATGCTACCGCAGATTTTCAAGATCAGATGAAAAGTTATAAAAACCTTAACGTAGGTAAAAACACTTACAAAGGCTATAAGAATGTGTACGAAGGTGCTCAGAATGTATACGCCGATGCTAAAAACGTTTACGAAGGTATGGATAATACCTTTGAAGAACTAAGAGTAGATACTACAGGCGCTGAATTAGGTGGTGCTCAGTTTGCTCAGAGCCAAGCGGATACATTAGCTGCTTTAGGCGGTGGTGTTGGTGGTTCAGGCTTTGGGGCTTTAACATCTACAATGGGTAGACAAGCCGCTCAACAAGCTGCAAGCACTCAAGCAAACATTGCTGGTCAAGTAAATAAAAATGAAATGGCTAGAGCTACTGGAGCCGCTAATATACAGACGGCAGAGAGAGCTGGAGCTGCAGCACAACAGCAAATGATTTTAGGTGGAGAAGAAAGATTACAAGGTTTAGTGCTAGGAGGAGAGGGTCAAGCACAGCAAATGAGATTTGCAGGCGCTGATCAAGGTTTTAATAGAAACATAACTAAACAGCAAGAATTATTAGGCATGGCAGCAGGTAGAAAGACTGCAGCTGATCAAGCTAGAGCAGCTAACACTCAGATGTGGATGGGACTAGCTGGTGATGCAATAGGAGCTGTTGGTAGTCTTTATGCTGGAGCAGGTACTGCTGCAATGAACAAACCTCCAGGCGGATTTACTCCAATGTCACCACCATCGTTACCACCAGTATCTTTGCTCCCTCAATAGTACTATAAAAAAAACAACATGCAATACAATAAAGATTTAGTAGATAAAGTAGTTGGAGCGTACGCTAGTAGTAGTGCCATGGGTCAAGCTGTAACAGCTGGAACCGTTGGTATTTTATCAAAAGCGTTAAGTACTGTTGCAGATTTATCTAAAGAGAAAAAAGACAAACTGTTATCCGAGAACGTAGCTAAAAATGCAGACACTGCTAGCTTTAACGAGTCAGAGATAGACAACTTAATTAAGTTTAAAAACCAATATGACGATGTAGCTACACAGCTTGCTAGACCTTTCTTAAGTAAAGAAAAGAAAGCGGAGCTGAATAAGCAGTTAAATATGGTAAACAAAGCTACTTCTACATACGTGCGCAGCGTAAACCACATGATGAAAAGACAGGAAGAAGCTATTGCAGGAGATAAATCAAGGTCTAGCGCTTACGATCATCAGCAGCATATGACTTGGGATAGGATTGCTACAGGTGAAGCTAGACAAGAAGCAGCTCTCAGCGTTGACTTTGCAACTGGAGAGATGTTTATTCAAGACCCATATGGTGGTTCTGGTGATCAAATGAATGTTTTAAACTGGAGTGAATTAAAAACTGTTGACTCAAACTTTTTAACTAACGACACTAAGCTTCTTAAAAGTAGTAATGCTTTAGCTAAGGACTTAACCGTGACACCTGATGTCGCTGAAGCTCAAGTAAGAGACGCTGTGACTAATAACTATTACACTAATCCTTCAGCGATATGGGATCACCCTTCTAGTAGAAGTAACCAGTTTGCAGACTTCTTGATAGAAAGTGACGAATTTGAAGAGTTAATGGAATCTAAATACCCTAGCGAGTTTAATGAGCTTGAAACGTTAGAGTCTAATAGAGATAACGAAGGCTTTTATGACTTAATAAAACAAAAAGCTAGAAAAGAAGATATGTCTAAGTATTGGGTAGATTACAGAACTCAAACTCAGATGTCTCAGTTTAATAGTATTAGAGAGGAAGCTGAGCTTGCAAACCAAGTGAAAGGTAAAGATAAAGGCGGTGATGGAGAGAAGTACACTTCTTCTCAAAGAATAAAGTTTGATACTTTTGTAAGAAGCTTTAATCAAAGAGGTAATATATACTTAGGTAAAGGGCAGGGTTACGCTGTAAAAAACTCTGAGGGTAATTATGAGATTTACAATGATGCAGGTCAACCTTTACTAAAGCCTGGTTCTAGAACAGAGAAAAACCCTAAAGGTGAAGTTCAGGCTGTAAGTTATGACGATCTAGTAAATAGAGTTGGATTACCACAAGAGTATATAAAACAATTAGATCAAAGTACAAGAAGCACTTACACATCAGGACCTTTCCCTGGAGCTGATAACACGAACGTACCTACTAAAAAATTACCATAACACAGGTAACACTATAATTATCATATAAAATATACGCACATGCCAGAATATAAGTTTGGAGACACTTTCTTTACTGAAGATGATGTAAAGCAAAGAGCAGCAGAAAAAGGTTTAACTATAGATGATTACCTTACTCAAAACCCAGAAGTTACGAAAGTAGAAGAGGGAAAGCAAAACGGTACTGCGCAGACGGGCACAACGACGGTACCAGATATGGTGTCCAAATCGGAAAATGGTTCTTCGGAGCCACCTGTAGCTCCAGTAAGTAGTAGAACAGACTGGATTAAACCTAACTTTTTTGATTTACAAGAAGAAGAGGCTGTAAGCCAACTTCAAGTACGCTACCCAGAGTTTGAGTTTAAACAAAGCGGTAGGTTTTTTCCATTTGATGAGGCTAATAAAAGCGATCATAGAAAAGAACAAAGACTTGGTTTAGCAAATTATGTAGAGGTTACTGCTCCAAACGGAGAAAAACTGTTACTAGAAACAGCGATAAGTCAAACACTACCTAAAGTTATAGCTTCCAAAGGTGAAGGTTATAACGTGAAAGGTTATTATCAAGATCAACTACAAGATCTAACTAACTTTATAGAGGTAAATGCAACTGCTAAAAAAGATAAGCTTACTGAAGCTAAATCTAGAAGAAGATCTCTTTACTTGGGCTTTGCAGAAGCGACTGGTGTAACACCTGAAGAGTTAGAAGGCATAAACGATGAGTTTCCAGATATTAGCATATTTGATACAAAAACATCGAAAGACTTCACAGGTTATATATCAGTAAGAGATAGAGTACCAGGTTTACCTGAGTATAAAGATGTAATTACTCAACCCTACGAAGATATATTAAAACAAGCTGCTGTCGAGTTAAAGACAGAGGGAAATATAACTCAAGGTGATGAGAACTCTATAAAAGAAAGAGCTTTACAGATATTAAGAAATAATGCTGAAAAAGCTAAACGCGAAGAGAAAGGTAAGCAATACCTAGAAACCTTAGAAGGTGGCGAGGTTCCAAAGGTGCTACAAGAGGACTTCTTGCGCTTTGTGAAAGAAGGTGAGAAGTTGAACATGAACAACTTAAAACCTTATATAACGGTTGGTGCAAAGGAGTATAGAGAAGACTTAAGTTTAGCTATGCTAAATACTGTAGACGCTAGAGTGAAAGTAGAGAACTCTCAGACTGAGCTTCAGAATATAATAAATAAAAAAGTATATACAGAGGAAGATAAGTTAAGGTATGAGGAGTTGTTTAAAACTTACGAGGCCAACTATGACAACTACAACAATTCTGTAGAAGAGCTAAATGGCTTTACTATGAGTGTAGATGATCAACGTGCTCAGTTAAATATGCTACAGAAGAACTATAACGACTGGGATAAGCAAGGCGCTAGTTTACTTTTAAACTTTAGAGACTTTGCAGCAAAAGCGGCTTATGGTACTTCTGCTTTAGTAGGAGCTGATGGTGATCTACCAGACGAGAAAGACCCTACAAGAACTAGAGAAGAGGTTAGAACTCAAGAGTTAGTCGACATACTCAATCAGTCTCAGATAATACGTAGCGGTTACGGAGATGACGTTTCTTTTGATAAAGCATTTGACAGTGTCTCTAATTTTACTAAGTGGACTGTATCTATGGGTAACAGTCAACTACCTATATTAGCATCGTTAGCTACGCCTGGTGGTTGGTCAGCACTACTTACAAGTTCTTTTGGTGAGAACTATAAAGAGATGACTTACGAGCAGATGAAGACTAAAGCTTCTGCAGAACTACTTGGGTTTAACTATAAAGACCCTAGAAACTTTGAAGAGAACTCTAGGTTTAACAAGTGGGCTTTCAGTATGATGTTTGCTGCACCAGAAGTGTTACTCGATAGAGCTACTACTGGTATGAGAGTTCGTGGTATAAAAGAAATGTTTAAGTCTGGTAAAGATGAGCTTATAGATAAAAACTTAAAAGAAGTTATGTCTGAGCTTGCTTTTGGTTTACCTCAAGACGCAACACTAGGTGCTCTGTCTGAAGGTACTACTCAGCTTTGGCAGAACTTTTTAACTGGCAAGAAAGACATTTGGGAAGGTGTTGACGAAGCGGCTTTCTCTGGCTTACTTATGGACGGTGTACTTAGTAGTGTACCTACTTTAAAAGCTGCTGTGTTCACGCAGATGTCTGACCCTCAAAAAATAAAAGATATACAAGCTGATAGAAAGAAGTTAGATGATCTTTACGCTATTAGAGAAAACGCATTAAAGTTTCAACCAAAAATAGGTGGTAACTTAGACAGTCAGATAAAAGAACTTGAGCAGAAGATAGAGGCTAAGATAAAAGAAAACGTAGACTCTATAATAGGTATTGGATCGAGAGGTTTGACTGCTACGGCTGTTGATACTTATGTTAAAATTACTGCACAAAAGGCTAAATTAAAAAACCAAGCTCAAAGTATACTTAACGATAATCTTACATCAGACTCTAGAAAACAAGAACTACTTAAGGATCTTCACCTACAGTATGAGGTTGCTAAAAGTCTTCAAGAACAACTAGTATCTGAAAAAGGATCTGAATTTGCACTATGGTCTCAAAACTCTAAAAATAAAGCATCGTTAGATGTCTTTGTTAGAGAAGCTAAAACTAAATTAGCTAAAGATGGTAAGACAGATCCTACTGACTTAGAAATACAAGAAGCAGCGAGAGTACTTTATAATACTGAAAAAATACTGCAAGAAGAAGCTGCGGTTAAAAATAACTTAAACTTTAGCACTCCTTACAATCCTGATAAAAAAGAAGCACCTGTTGATGCCAAGTTAGATAAAACCTTAACATACGTTAAAACAGAGAAAGAGTTTAACGACTGGATAAACCTAGTAGTACAACCTCAAATAGACGCTTTAAAAGCCAAAGAAAATATTACGGATAAGGACCTTAAAAAAATAAACAACTTAGAAGACTCTAAAAAACAATACAAAGAAGGCGGTTATGGTTTTAACGTTGCAGGTCAATCTGTAGCTATTGTAGAAAACATGGCTAAAGACGATAGGCTTGAAATTAGAACTCATGAGCTTGGCCACGAACTTGCATCAAGAGCTTTTGACAACGATCAGACTATATTTAACGGTATGGCTAAGACTATACTAGATTGGGCTAGGCAAAACGATACCGGTCTACTTAATAGAATAGAGCGTGTTGCAGAGAGAGACCAGCAAGGTAATCTAATAGAAGACGAGATTATGGCTGTGTTTTTCGAAGAAGTTGCGGCCGATAGGGTTAGCCTGAAGTCTGAAAAAAATAGAGGTTTACTTTCTATATTTGGCTTTGGTACCAACAAAGCTATGAAAGACAAACATGGTATTGATTTTGAGTTAGCAGGTGTAGATGATACGTTTGAGCTAGTATATGGTATTGCTAAAAAAATAAGTAAAAGTACTTTAACTAAAGCTGACATTAAAAAGCTATCTAGCTCTAAGGCTGCAGAGGCTTTGAAAATAAAAGGTAAACAGGTAGTTAGTAAATATTTATTTGAAACTGAAAACATAGTAAAGAAAGCTTCTAAAGTTCAAGAAAAAATAGATGCTTTACCTGACATGTATAACTTAGAAGACTGGCAGAAAGAAGGCGCAGATGACGCCATAGTTCAAAGTTATCAAGACTTACAAGGTATGATAGCTAACAAGGCTTTTATGCTAGATAAACTACCTAATTTCTCTAAAGAAGATTTTATAGACGAAACTTTGATGAGGTTAATGGAACACATGCGTCGTTTTAATCCTTGGAAAAAAGAGTTTAGAAACGGTAATCCAAATCCAATATTTCAAGCGCTGGTAGATCAAGGAGTAAAAGAGTCTGATATACCTAAGCTTACTTGGGCTGAGGTTAAAAACAAGTTAGGTCCTAAGGCAGTAGGCAAGTATGGATTCTCTGGTTGGATTAACAGTCAGTTGATGAATAAAATCGGTGATGTATTAAAAAGCAAGACTGCGACTACTGATACCTTCTCTGTAGATGAAACAGCTGATACGTTTAAAGAAATAGTTGAGACTAGAGATGATTACGAAATATTAGAAGAAGAAGATCTATCACTTCAAGCTCAACTGCGTAAAAAGCAAAGAGAGAAAAGGCTTGCTGAGCAAGGTATGGAAGCTGATGTTGAATACTCTAAGTTTAGGCGAGAGCTAATGTTTGGTGACAATAAAGGTATTGATGCTAAGATGAAGCAAATCATTGAAGGTGTTACACTTAACATACTAGCCTCACCTAAATATATAGACCTTGATCTTTCTAAAATAGAAACAGAGCTACAAAGAGATTACGAAGTAGCAATAAAGAAGGTAGTGCAAGATGCTATTGGTGGTGGACAGAATTACGTAGACTTCTTGATTAAAAATAAAAGAACAATACTTAGACACATCGACATAAGCTCTCTTGTAGCTATTGAAAGACAAGTGAAGCCTGAAGATAAAATAATGACTAAGTTTGTTAGAAGGCTGCAAACTAAAAAAGATGTTCAAGATGCTATAGACAATGGCTGGCTGTCACATATAGACAACCCAGCTCAAGGACCAAGCTTGTACAAAGTGTTAGACCCTAGTGTTTCAGACTTTGTTAAATTCTACGACTTACCTAGATATGTTGAGAGTGCTAAGAAAGTAAAACAATGGGATTCTTTAGGTTTAGAGACTCAACAAGAAATAGCTAAACAGACTGGTAAAACGTTAGAAGCTGTAAGAAAAGAATATGTTCAAACAAGGTCTGGTTTAAAAGGTACTAGAAAAGATACATTAGCTGAGCGTATATCTAATCAATTAGCATTCGATGCTACAATGCAAGTGCTACAAAGCCCTGAGTTCGCACAGAAACGAGCAGAAGCTGGCAAGCCTGTAGTTGCTCAAGCTAAAATCAAAGAAATAGCTAGACGTATAGATCGTGGCTTAGATGTTAAATTTGCTAAAAAATCTGTACCTCAGTTTGCTGCTTCTATGGCTTCTGATTTAATTACTGATGCTTCTAAGCGTAATAGCTTGAAAATAAATAACAAGCTGATTAACGCATCTAAATACAGGCTGTACGATACAGATCTAAAACAACTAGCAGTTGACATAGCTGAACATATACTTAAAGACTCTAGAAACACTACTATATTATCCGCTATAAATAAAATCACTGATAGACCTGTAGTTAAAGACATAATAAAAGAAGAATCGTTAGAAGCTGAACAAGCTAAGTTATCTGAAACTCAAGACGTAAACGACGCTATAGACGGTTTTGATACTGACGCTTACTTATCTATAAGGTATTCGAAAAAGAATAGAGATGAGTATATACGTCAACTAAAAAACAAAAGACCTGAGGTATCAGCAAGAGCTGAAGCTCTAGTCGATGAGGTTTTTAAGTTTGTAGATAGTGATATAATACCTAAAAACGTAAAGAAAAGCAGAATTGAAAAGTTAGCTTTCCACTATGTGGTAAATGGCTATGTTATACTACCTGAAGACGGCTATAAAATAATACAAGCAGAGATGCTTGCTAGTAGAAATAAATTAGACGCATTTTCTTTCGGTAACCCTAACGAACTAATAGAAAGTTATGCAAAAACTGTTAAAGTTAAAGACGAAAAAACAAACCCTGACAAGGTAAAAGAATTATCTAATAAAAAAATAGTTGAAGGAGCTGTTAGTGGAGTTACCGTGTATGACGTAGAAGCTACTAAAGCTGGTCAAAGAGCTGTTAGAAAGATATGTGACACTCACTGGGGTAAAGAGTCTAATCCTTGGTGTGTAATCGCTAGAGTCGTACCTCAATCTATAGCACAAGAAATGGCTGAAGAGTTTGGTGAGATCATAGAGCAGCAAGAAGAACAATTTGATGATTTAGCGTCTTCATTCACACATTGGAAAGCCTATAATAGCAGCGGCGGAGGTTTTAAGTTATCATTTATAAACGGTAAGTTAAATAGCTTTAGAGATGGTAACTCTAAAGAGTGGTGGAATAGAATGGATAAGTCTAGTAAAAACCTAATAGCTACCGATAATAAAAGAATAGATGGGGTATTAAATGTATTTGAGGTCGACGTTAAGACTGGAGATAAAGTACTAGTTCAAAAGCAATTTGGTGAAAACGCTAGTAATGGACTTATAACAAACTATACTTATGAAAAAATACCTTCTAGATCTGAAGGTAAGCCTGGGCAGTTAACTGTTAAAGAGTCTATGATTATGAATCGCGGTAAAATTGATTCTGGTATAACTAGAGAGTTTGATTATGGTAATGCTACAGGCATTGAAAAAGCTGTTACAATACCACCTAAACAAACGCTCGATGTAAACGATAATTTACGCCTCAGCAAAAACATTATACTAAAAGATTTAAAGAAGTTTGAAACCTACACAGACTACACCTTTACGCAAGAGCAGAACGAAAATACTACAGAAGCTCAAAAAATTAAAGCAGATAAAACCGGTATTAAGCGCAGAGAAACAGTAGTAGGTAAAATAATCAGAGCTACTGATGAAAGCATACTGAAAGAGTATGAAGGTAAAGAAGTTACTATAGTAAAGACTAGGACTTACAATAAAGGTCTTACACTAGGAACTGAAGATAAAATAACTATAAACGGTAAAGATATTAGATTCGCTAAGAAAACAGATCAAATAAACTCAAATTTTGACTATAAAAAAGTTAAATACTCTAAAAAACCTAGTAGAGCTAAACAAGAAGCTGTATTATTTGAAACTTTAGATAATTTAGGAGCACTTTATCATGTAACTAATGATAATATACTATATTTTGAAGTAATGTCTAGCCCAATGTATGAATCCGTTTGGTTTACAAATGCTGAAGAAATAGAAATACTACCTTGGGATAAAGATATGAGATCAAATAAGGATTTTCTGTATGTGGCTACTGCAAAAGATGTTTGGGATAAAAAAAGAAATTATAGTAATGTTAAAAATGTAGAAGCTATACCTAATTTTATTAAAAATGTTAGACCAAATGGTGGTGTTGGTCTTTATAGAATAGATTTATTTAAAGCATTTAATCAACCTGTTAGTGATTCTGGCAGTAGTATGTCTCGAGGAGAAAGTGATACAAGTAATTTTATAGAATGGAATTTAAGTAAAGGTATTGATTTAAAGGATATACCTAGAAAAGCATATGAAGGTGTTATTTTTAATACTCTAGACTACCCAGCTAACGTACCATTTGGAAGAAANATACACCCTGGAATGGATGGTCTTACAGCAGAGGAATATGGTAAACATCTTGATAATTTAAACAAAACGCTTGGTATTAAATTTGCTAAAAAGACAGATGTTGAACTAGCCATTGAAAAAGCTTTGTCAGGTGTTAATTTGGAAGGTCAATCACAGTTAAGTTTAGAACTTAACAAGATGATCGAAAGATCTGTTGGTATATCAGCTGAAGAAACTATATCTAGAGCCATTTCTAGGGACATAGGGGCAAACAAAAACAAACGTCAGCTATATATACCCCCGTCAGCAGAAGACTTCTTAGGATTGATGTATTTCATTGTTGGTAAAGGAAAACAAGGAGACGCGGACTTGAAGTTTATAAAAGAAAACTTAACCGACAAGTTCTCAGAAGCATATACTAAGCTAGATACTATAAGAAGATCTGTACTTCAAGATGTATCAACGTTAAATAAAAACTTCCCAGAAGTTCAGGCTAAGCTAAAAGATAAAATGCCGGGTAGTATGTTCACTTACGATCAAGCAATTAGAGTTTATCTTTATAATAAAAACGGCTACACAGTACCTGGTATTAGTATAGAAGAAACTGCTAACTTAGTAGCTAGAGTAACTACAGACAAAGAGCTAGCGGTTTATGCAGAGAGTTTTAACTTACTATCTAGAACTGACAAATGGGTTAAACCATCTGAGTACTGGACTGCTAGTACTATAACTTCTGATATGAATAAAATAGTAGAAGGTATACACAGAGCTAGCGTATTAAGTGATTGGGTGGAGAATAAAAACGAAATATTCTCTAAAGACAATTTAAGTAAACTAGAAGCTGCATACGGCACTAACTATATAGATGCTTTAGAGGATATGCTTTACCGTATGGAGACTGGCCTTAACAGAGGGAGAAACCATAAAGATAAAACTACAACTAGATTTACTAACTTCTTAAACAACTCTGTAGCTACGATAATGTTTTTTAATAGTAAGTCTGCATTGCTACAAACTTTATCTACAGTCAACTACATTAATTTTAAAGACAACAATATCTTTGCGGCTAGTGAAGCATTTGCAGATCAAAAACAATTCTGGTCAGACTTTGTTATGATATATAACTCTGACTTCTTGAAAGGAAGAAGATCTGGTTTAAAAACAGATATACAACTATCTGAAGTAGCTGACGCTGTTGCTAAGGCAAGTAATAAAGCTCAAGCAACAATGGCTTACTTACTTAAAATAGGTTTCTCACCTACTCAAGCAGCTGATAGTTTTGCTATCTCTATGGGTGGTGCGACTTATTATAGAAACAGAGTAAACAAGTACTTAAAA